ATACAGTAGCTGAGCCTTGGTTTGCACCAGCAGGTATTAACAGAGGTGGATTACAAGTAATTAGAGCAGAACAAAAATTACCACAAACAAGTAGAGATACTTTATATACAAACAAAGTAAATCCTATTGCTACATTCCCTGGAACAGGTACAGTAGTATATGGTCAGAAAACATTACAAACTCAAGCATCAGCTTTAGATAGAGTAAATGTTAGAAGATTGTTAATTGCTCTTAAGAATTATATTTCACAAATTGCTAATACATTAGTATTCGAACAAAATTCAACAGCAACAAGAAATGTATTCTTATCACAAGTAAATCCATACTTAGAATCAGTTCAACAAAAACAAGGTTTATACGCGTTTAGAGTAATTATGAATGAAACAAATAATACAGCAGACGTAATTGATAGAAATGAGTTAATCGGACAAATTTATATCCAACCTACAAGAACAGCTGAATTTATTTACTTAGATTTCAACATCTTACCTACAGGAGCAACATTCCCAGCGTAAGGATTAAATTAAATAATATTTATAATAAAGAATAAATAACAAAAAATAAACATGGCAGTATTAGATCCAAACGAAATATTTTTCACAGCGTTCGAACCGAAACAACAGAACCGTTTCATTTTATACATGGATGGTATTCCAGCGTATATTATCAAAGGAGTAAATGCGGTAACGTTAACACAAGATACAGTAGTATTAAACCACATTAACGTTCAACGCTTTGTAAAAGGTAAAAGTAAATGGGGTGAAATTCAAATGACATTATTTGACCCTATCACTCCTTCAGGAGCTCAGGCAGTAATGGAATGGGTGCGTTTACATCACGAATCAGTAACTGGTAGAGATGGTTATAGTGATTTCTATAAGAAAGACTTAACATTAGACGTATTAGGACCAGTAGGTGATATCGTTTCAGAATGGATTATTAAAGGTGCTATTATTACAAATGCAAACTTTGGAGATTACAGTTGGGATAACGAGTCAGCGGCTCAAAATATCCAATTAACTGTACAACCAGATTATTGTATCTTAAATTTCTAAACCTCCCCCTCCCGAAATACAGGATTAAGATGGCTCGCCTTTTGGTGAGCTTCTTTTTTCTTCATATATTTATATATATAAACATAGTTATAAACAAATCAAATTTATGGAAGAAAACAAATTTAAGGTCCCAACCGAAACTATAGAACTACCGTCACAAGGACTTCTATATCCCGAATCACACCCGTTATCAAGCGGTAAACTTGAAATGAAATATATGACAGCGAGAGAAGAAGATATTCTAACTAACTCGGCTTATATCAAACAAGGTACAGTAATTGATAAATTATTACAATCATTAATTGTTACTAAATTTGATTATAATGATTTGTTAGTAGGTGATAAAAACTCATTAATGATTGCTGCTCGTGTATTAGCATATGGTAAAGATTATGAATTTAATTATGATGGAACAGAACAAAAAGTTGATTTATCATTATTAAACCCAAAACCAGTATCACCAGAAGTAAAAGCAAGTAAAGGAGCTAATATGTTTAATTATACTTTACCTGATTCAGGTAATGTAATTACATTTAAATTATTAACTCACGGTGACGAACAAAAAATTGATGCTGAAGTAAAAGGTTTAAAAAAATTAAACAAAGACGCATCAAATGAAGGTATAGTAAGACTATGTCATATGATTACAGCTGTTAATGGTGACTCAGAAACTAAATCAATTCGTGATTTTATTAATAATTACTTATTAGCTAAAGAAGCTAGAGCATTTAGACAACATTACGCATCTATATCACCAGACATTGATTTAACTACATCAGTTACTAATTCTAGAGGTGCAGAGGAGGACATCGAAGTTCCTATTACTATTAACTTTTTTTGGCCTGACGCCCGAGTATAGATTCTCTTTATTCACAGAAATACATGAAATAGTATTTCATGGTAATGGTGGATATGATTGGCATACAATATATAATATGCCTATATGGTTAAGAAAATTTACATTTAATAAACTTAAAGACCATTATTCTCCTAAAAAAGATGATGTTGTTGATGAGTCAATTAAAAATATGAAATTAGCATCTAAAATTCCAATACAAACACCAACATACAGTACAAGGGCATCTAAAAAATAGATGCCTTTGATATTTATAACAAAATAACCTAATAATGGCAGATAAGTTTAAAGGTTTAGATAAAGAAACATTAGCTTCAGCATTGGATATAAAAAATTCAATGAAGGATATTGGAATAGCTACCCAAGATCTAAACAAAAGACTTCAACGTACAAATAGTATATTAGTTGATGTTGGTTCTGAATTTAATAAAATATCAAAAGCAGCAAATAATGTAGCTGATTTACAAGAAAAAGCTAAAAAATCATCTACAGCAACTAAAGATGCGTTTACTGAGCAAATTAAACAATTAAATATTGTTAAAACTCTTAATATTCAAATTGATAATTTATATAGAGCATCAAAAACTACATTAAAAGGTGAAATTAAAGCTAATTTAGAATTACAAGCAAAAAATCTATCAGCCGCTAGAGATAACGCTCAAGCATTAGCTAATGATTTTAAATCAATAGCAGAAAGTTCAGCTGAATTATCTAATTCAACTCTTATATTTAGTACTTTAGCAGAAGTCGCATCAAGTGCTAAAGGATTAAAAACATTTGCCGCTCCTTTTGAAGCAGCAGCTGAAGCATCACGAAAACAAGTACTAGAAAATGCTAAAAGCTTAAGTATTAAAGAAAGATTAAAAGAATTAACAGAAGAAGAATTAGCAACTGGTAAAGGTTTAACTAAACAAAGAATACAAGATCTAGGTTTACAAGATATAGTAGGTAAGAGAGCAGGACCTGCAGCCGCTAACTTACTTAAGACAGCGCAAGCAACAGCTAAAACTCAGTCAGTTGGTATAGCTGGTCTATCAGCTGGTTTTAAAGCCTTAGGTCCAATAATATCAAAAGTATTAGGTCCTGTAGGTGCAATTTTAAAACTTGTAGAAATTTTTAATTTCTTTAAAGATGCTATGTTTGAAGCTGATAAACGTGTAACAGGTATAGCTAAAAATTTAAGTGTAAGTAAAGATGTATCTCGAGCTATATATAGAAGTTTTATAGACTCAAAGTCAGTATTAACTACCCAATTATCTACTACTAAAAATATAGTTGAAGCTTTTAATGAATTATCAGACTTATCTAATTTTGTTACTTTAGCAAATACTAAACAATTAGATACTCAAATAATATTAACTAAAGAAATAGGTGTATCTAAAGAAGCGGCTTTAGGATTTCAATCAACTTTAGCTGTTAGTAATATAGAAGCTGATAAAGGTTTAAGTATTGTTTTTGATCAAATAGCAGCATTTGCTAATCAAAATAAAATTGTAGCTGATGGTAGAAAAACATTTGAAGAAATAAATAAAACTAGTAAATTAACTCAACTTAACTTTAGAGGTGGTTTTGAATCATTAGTAAAAACTACTTTACAAGCTAATAAATTAGGTTTAACTTTAGATCAAGTAAGTAAAGTAGGAAGTTCATTATTAAATTTTGAATCATCTATATCTGCAGAACTTGAAGCTGAATTATTAACAGGTAAAAATATTAATTTAGAAAAAGCAAGATTATTTGCTTTAAATCATGATATTGCTGGATTAACACAAGAAATAGCGAACCAAGGTATAACTGCTGAAAAGTTTACAGCTATGAATGTTATCCAACAGGAAGCTATAGCTAAAGCTTTAGGTATGCAAGCTAGTGAATTAGGTGAATCTTTATATAATCAAAAATTAATTGAACAAACATCTCAAAATTTTACTAAAGAATTAAGAGCTCGAGCGGCGGAAGAAGGTAAACTTGGTCATTTGCAAGAAGAAAGATTATTAATGCAAAGAGCTGAAGGTATTGAAAAAGGTTTAATACAAGGTAAAGATTTAGAAGCAGCTAAACGCTCATTAGATGTCCAAACTCAATTTGATACTGCTTTAGAACAAGCAAAAGAAATATTTAGTGATTTTGTTGATGGTGAAGCATTAAGTAATTTTGCTAAAGTTTTAACTTCATTTGTAAAATCAGTTCAAACAAAAGGTTTATTCCTTACATTAACTACAGGTATTAGTGATTCTGCGCAACTTGAAGCACAAGCTATGTTTTCTAATGAAGGTGAAAATAAACCTTATGGAGATTCATCACAACCTCCTATAATACAAACACCTACAATAGTTACTACTCAACCATTAATAGCACCAAATACAACAACAAAAACTACAACAATTAATACTGTTAGTGATCCATTAGAAGCAAAAGCAGCGGAAACTAATAAATTATTAACTGAATTAATATCACAAGTAAAACAAGGTGGAAATGTGTACATTGATAGTAAAATGGCTGGAACAGCTACAGCTCAAGGTACATACAGATTATAATAAATTAATATTTATAATAAAATTAAAAACATAAAATTATGAGCTTATTAGACAAATTAAAAACACAAGGTTCAAACCAAAGTAAATATGGAGTTAACACTCCACCAGTTAATCCATTAGCAACTAAAGAATCAAAAATGCATGCATTTGGAGAAGCACCAGGCTATTCATTAAATGGCGCTTTTAACTCAAATGTAACAAGCGATTACAATAAGTATAATGATGGTACATTAAATATATTACCTCGTCCATCAAATCTTGACATCAAAACACCAGCACAAAAATACGTAGACGTTAAACCAGCGTAATGGGATTAAGAGATATCTTTACTAACCCCGGTAAATTTGTATTTTACGGAGGGACAGGTTATCCTACACCAAATGTTAACACAGGTGGTGTAAATGGGGTAGAGCCTTTGTTAACTCTTAAATACGGTAAAGATTCTCCAGGTGCAGGAGCAAGTAGACAACCATTTATAGTAACTCCAATTCCCGGAGCTTCAGCTACTTTTAATACTAATGGATTAGTTATAGCTCGTTCAGCTACTGATGTAGAACGTTTAGCTAAATTTTTTACTACTACACCAGGTTTACTTTTTATAGCTAAACAAAACGTTTTATCTCAAACAAACGTTAGAACACAAGCTGCTGATTTTCATGAACCTAAAATACAACCAAATAATGGTCCGTATTTACCAACCAATACATTAGCACAGGTAGGATTATCAGTAGCTGGTTCTCATTTTTATAAACAAGGTTTATTACCAGATGGTTATTTTTCTCCTAAGTATACTGACGCTGTAAAGACAGATCAAGAAGTCTTTACTAATAGATTATATAATTTATATTATAATAAAATAGTAGGTACAGGATTAAACAGTATACAAGGTTTACTAAGACCTAAACCTGCCAACTCAGTATCTCTATTACCTACAGAAATATTAAATTATAGAGGAGGACCTGGATCATTTTTAGGTGTAGGCTCAACTTCTATACCTTTTGCTTCAGGAGTTAGAACAGGTATTAATAATCCTTTATATAAAATTAATACTGCTAATCTTCCTCTTCCTAATACTTTTTACGGTTCATTAACAGTAGGAAGTTTAACCGCTGATCCAGCAAAAGGATTAGAACAACAAGTAACTTATCAATATCAACCGGTTACTCAATTAGTTGATTTTAGAAATCATTTAAGAAATAACACTTTTTCATCTATACTATCTAAATCTCCTAATTATGGTGGTAGTCCTGATTATGGTCCTGATGCTAGTATTGAACAAAGAGTATTCTTAGGTGACCCAGGACGTCGTAATAAAAATATTATTTCTTATACAGCAGGAGCTATAATTAATGGAGCTAATGAAGCAGAAGCTTTAGATAAAATTAACGCTAAACCATTATATCGTTCTCGTTTTGTAGATCCTGAGGAAACTAATGATTTAGTTAAATTTAGAATTGAAGCTATTAATAATGATGATCCTGGAGAAGGAGTATTTATACATTTTAGGGCATTTATAGATTCATTTTCAGATAATTATAATGCTGATTGGTCTTCTACTCAATATATAGGTAGAGGTGAAAAATTTTACACATATAATAATTTTGATAGAACAATAAATATGTCTTGGACTGTTGCGGCTCAATCAAAAGATGAACTTATACCAATGTATCAAAAACTAAACTTTTTAGCTTCAAATTTAATGCCTGATTATAATAATCAAGGATATATGAGAGGAGCTTTAGTTAGGCTTACTGTAGGAGGATATTTATATTCTCAACCAGGTTTTATAACTAGTTTAACTTATGATATACCTCAAGAAGCAACTTATGAAATAGGAATTAATGATGTAGGAGAAAGTGATCCATCAGTTAAAGAATTACCTCATATGATTAAAGTATCAACTTTTACCTTTACTCCAATACATAATTTTGTTCCAAGAAAACAAACTAACACTTATGGAGGTAAGGATAGATTAGTAGCGACTCTTGTAGATGAAAAAACAAAAAAGGAAACACCATATTATGCTAAAAATGTAACAAAATTTGGAGATCAAAGATTTATAGCATTAGCAGCAGGTGCAGGTAAAGAGAATAATAATTATGATTATAATCCTTCTATAATCCAACCAAACACAGTTGATTCTCCATTATTAAGAAATCCATTACCAGGAAATCAATTTAATTCCTCTAATATAGCATAATTAATGAATAGATATATTAATATACCTCAAACAAAAATTAAAGGAAAACTAGTTTATAAAACTGTACGTTATCCTGAGGTACCTTTATCTTCAGAAGATATATATGTTTACACTCAACAAGGAGATCGTTTTGATGTTTTAGCTAGACAATATTATCAAGATAGTTCTTTATGGTGGGTAATAGCTATAGGTAATCCTCAAGTCACTTTAGGTAGTTTATTAATACCATCAGGATTACAATTAAGAATACCAGCATTCCCCGCTAATGTTGTAAATGAATATAATACAATAAACAAATAATATGAATATATTAGGTGAAGGTTTTAATCCAATAATATCAAAACAAATAGATGTACGCCAAAAATTATTTGGAGCTGGTTTTAACACTAATAATCCAAGAAATCCATCTTTTATAAGTTATGCTAGAACACCTACATCTTTTGTAAGGTTAATGTCTTCAGTTTCAATAGGAGATTTAAATACTCTTAACAATCCATACATTCAAACTTTAAAATTATCTGGTACAGCATTAGCAAAAAAAGCAATTTTATTTGGTGGTATTAAAGAATATGGAGGTACTTTAAAAGGTGGAATAACTGATGTTACTCAAACAGGTAATCAAAGTATATTTAATGATTTTGCTTATGGGTGGGGTGGAACAGAGTATGGTTTAAGACCAATGCCTGGTATTCAATCTGCTAATATAAAAAATGAAAGTTTAGGTTCTTTAAAAACATCAACAGTACAAATAAAAGCGTGGAATAAATCTCAATTTGAAATAATTGATATTTTATATTTACGTTTAGGATTTTATGTTATGTTAGAATGGGGTCATACTGTATATATTAATAACTCTGAAGATCTAATTACAAATGTAACATCATTGGAAAATGAATTTTTTACTAATAATGCTAACATAGATAATTTACAAAAATCTATAATTAAAAAACGTTATGATAGTTGTGGTAATTATGATGCTATATTAGGTAGAGTAGTTAATTTTAGTTGGACATTTAATAAGGATGGTAGTTATGATATAACTCTTTTTATAAGAAGTTTAGGAGATGTTATTGAATCACTTAAAGCTAATGTTTTAACAACATCACCAGAACAACTATCTAACAATGATCAAGGAAAAACCCCAGCTAATATTATAAATCCAGTATTAATAATCACAC